TGACTTCCTCCACCTTCACCAGCGCATTGACGGTTGCTTCCAGCGCCTTCTCCTACCGCTCGGTAGTGTCGGCCGGAATCACCCTCAACAACAGCAACGTGCCAGTCAACGGCCGGTACGCTGTTCTTAACCCCAGCTTCTACGGCGCTCTCTTGAATGACACGACCGTCGTGGCCAATCCTCAGATCACCGGCGACCTCGTTCGCACGGCTGGGATCGGAAACGTTGCTGGATTCAACATCAACCAGTACAGCGCAGTGCCTTCCAACAGCATCACGCTCGGCGGATTCTTCGCCCAACAGGAAGCCCTGTTGATCGCGACCCGCGTTCCTGAAGTTCCGACCGGCGTTCCCATCCCTGGGGACATCTCGGTTGTGACGGAACCCCGCACTGGCCTATCCGTCCAAGTTCGTGAGAACTACGACGTGGTCAAGGGCATGCTCCAACGCACCTACGCCCTAATCTACGGCGTGAAAGCCGGAGAGCCCGCGAGCTTGGTTCGTATCAACGGTAGCTAATTCACTCGGGGAGGGCGGTGGGCTGAAAGGCTCACCGCCCTTTCCACTTTAAGAAATCCTCATGTCTGAATTCACAGAAGCGTTAAAAGAAAGTCTGGCCGCTCTTTATGCTCAAACTGGTACAGCGGCCACCATTGGTTCTACTGGCGTCACTGGTATCCTTTCGACGATCACCCGCAAAGAAACAGTGGAGCTGGGCGGGTTTGATCTGGATCTAAACTCCACCTTTACCATCGACGTGGCGAACATGGCCACCGCTCCCACCATTGGTTCTATTCTGCTGGCCAACTCGGTCAGCTATCGGGTGGCATCGATTGATACTTCTATCGGTAGTTACGTGCTCGGGTTGCGAGAGATTTAACCGTGGTCACTCGAAATCCTAAAATCTCCATTTACGCAATCGCCGGGCACGAGGCGCAATTCATGCAGCGCTTTGTAACGGCATTTTTACCATACTGCGATGAGCTGGTAATTTGCATGGCCCAGGGCGCTCGGCCTGACGATGGCACGCGGGCGATTGCCGAAAAGTCAGGGGCCAAGATAGTTGAATATAAAAACGCACCGGCAGGGGCAAGTTGGCCCCACGTCGACAACTTTGCCGCCGCCCGCAATACCGCACTGGATGCCTGCACCGGCGACTATGCGGTATGGGTGGATTGCGATGACTTGCCCCATAAAGACCTTAAAAACGCTCTTAAAAGGGGCGTGGAAGCGTTTGAGCAGAATCCCAAGCTCGGCATCTATGCTGGCGTCTATGACGTTATAAACGCCAAATTAAGGCCAGTACGTGAGCGCATGGTGCGGCGTATAGACGGCGTATGGTCTGGGAGGTGGAACTACGCAGTGCATGAGGCGCTGTTGCCTAATGCTGGGTTAGAATCTGTAGGCGAGCAGACGGTATGGGTAGAGCATCACCCCGGTGGCTATAAGCCAAACAGCGCCGATCGGAATCTTCGCATCCTTCAAGGCCAGTTAAGCGAGGCGGGCAAGTATGCCTACTACTACCAGCAGGAACTATTCTTAGGCAATCGCAGGACGGAATCAGAGCCTTGGTCGCACGTTGCGGCCGTCTGGCCGGGGCAAGAGGCAACACTGGCTTACGAGGCCGCCTGCAATCAAGCGACAGCCACGCAAGATCGCACGGTTAGGATTGGTTTGTACCAAAAGGCACATCAGATGAACCCGGGGCGTAGGGAAGCGATTTACTATTTAGCCAGGGAAGAGGCCAGCGTGGGTGCGTGGTTGCAGGCTTATCACTTGCTAAAATCGGCCATGGTGCAGCCCGATCCGGGCGTGAAGATCTGGAACGCCCAGCGCACTGTTTACGACTTTGAGTGCATCGATCTATACCTTGCGGCATGTAAGGCCGTCGGCGATACGGCCGAGGCAGAAAAGATTGAGAACATGTGGCGGGCACAGAAGCCCGTAAAGATTACTGTCTGTCACGCCACGCGAGGCCGCCCACAGGAAGCCATCAACGCCCGCATTTTGTGGATGAAAAAGGCGGCAGATCCAGCGTCAGTCGAGTGGATCTACTCGGTCGACGATGACGACCCTAAAGCCGACATGCTGAAAAATTGGGGAATCGTTAAAGGCAAAGGCGGATGTATTGCCGCATGGAACAGGGCAGCCGAAGTAGCCCGTGGAGAGATTATCATTCAAGGCTCCGACGATTGGGACCCTCCGCTGCATTGGGACAAGATAATCAGCGACAGGATTGGCGATACCAGCAAGCCCAAGGTACTGGCGATTTCCGACGGCCACCGCAAAGACGATCTGCTGTGCATGGCAATCCTAACCAAAGCACGACTGCAAGATCAGGGCGCCATGTTTGCCGCCGAATATGACGCTTGCTCCGGCATATTCTCAGATAACGAATTTTCTAAAAGGGCTGCATACGACGGCGTAATCATTCCCGCTAAGGACATCGTATTCACTCACAATAATCCGCTCTTCACGGGTGCAGCACAGGATGAGGAATTTAAACGCCACAACGCCAAGGAGAACTATGAGCTTGGCGAAAAGATATTTAAGGAACGCAACCCGTGATTCACACCCACAACGCACTGCGTTTGGGCGACAACTTGGTGCAGTTAAACTTTCTACGTCGGCTATGCCTGCAAAATCCAGATCTCGAGATTACTCACTATCATAATCCAGAGCTGTGCAAGTTTGAGGAGATTGATGCCTTGCGTAGCGACATATCTTTACGCCTACACATTAGGCCCATCGATCAAGCGCCAGCCGATAGTATTGATTCTTGGCGTAATGCAGGCGGATATTGGGAGCGTCATCCCGACAAATTAAACTTCGCCAAATTTCATCTATGCTGGTTTGAGGAACTGGCCAGCAGGATGTGCGTAAAGAATCCAATTCGGAAAGTCGATGACCTCCTGTTTGACTATCCGGCTTTAGATTCTTTCATTCCGATGGCACCAGATTTCGACATTGTTGTGATAAATTCGCCAGGGCTGTCTGGTCAATTCACAAACTTTAACCCCGACGACTTTCGCAACCTAGTATCTAAACTAGTTAGCAAGGGCCATCGGGTAATCAGCACAGTCGATACTGGATTATGCCCGGCATTTGATAACAAGAATGTGACTTGGATAGGGGCGACGGCTGCAAAGGCAAAAGCCGTCATCGGTACATCCACCGGGCCGAGTTGGCCGTGCCTAAACGTTCACAACAAAAATGCCTTCCATTTGCTGTGTGCAGATACCGAGACAGTCATATTTACCGAACGCGGTCAGATGGCTAGGAGCGCATTTCACGCCCTCCATATTCTTGAAGAGGAAGGGTTGCTGTGAAGAAGGAGCTGACTCAGGCAATGGATTTATTGGCGGCCGATCCGGCCGTCAGGTTTATAGGCTACGGGGTAAAGATAGGCGGCCGGGCAGCAGGCACGCTCAATAATGTTGCGGATTCACAACTGATTGAAACGCCTGTCGCTGAAAATCTGATGGTAGGACTAGCCACGGGCCTGAGTTTGGCCGGGCTTAAACCCGTCGTCTTTATTGAGCGGATGGATTTTATTCTCAATGCACTGGACGCCATTGTGAATCACCTGGGCGCAGCTCAGCACATTAGCTGCAATCAATTCAAGCCTGCCGCCATCTTGCGGGTAGTTATAGGAAACAAAAACAAGCCGCTCTACACGGGGCCAACCCATACGCAGGACTTTACCGAAGCTCTTAGGAAAATGATCGATTTCCCAATCGTAGAACTAAAGAAGGAAAGCGTAGTGAGCGAATATCAAAACGCACTGCACAGACTGAGCGCTGGGACATCCACGATGCTGGTTGAGCGAAAGGATGAGTGGTGAAGCAGAACAAGTACAGCGACCTTAAAATCTTTTCGTTCCCGGATAAGATCGCCAGCTTTCGCGACGATATTATCACCGCACCCATCTACGTGCGGATTAAGCCGACGAATATCTGTAACCACGCCTGCCGTTTCTGCGTCTATTCTGACGGCACAACTCGGCCAAAGGATCGGCCTGACTTGCACCTACAGGCTGGCATGCACACCAGCATGAACGAGCGGGACGTCATGCCACGAGATAAGGCGCTAGAACTAATAGAGGATCTTTCAAACATCGGAACTAAAGCCGTCACCTTTAGCGGTGGCGGAGAGCCTTTGCTGCATAAAGACATTGTCGAGATTATGACTAAGACAGTCTCGTCTGGATTAGATCTATCCATTATTACCAACGGCCAACTGCTTGCGGGGGAAAGGGCGGAAGTATTGGGCAAAGCAAAGTGGGTGAGGATTTCGATGGACTACACAAGCGCAGAGCAGATGGCGTCGAGCCGTAACGTTCCAGACAGATCGTTTGATTCCGTGATGCAGAATATAAAAAACTTTTCTAACACGAAAACAGAGAGCTGCGATCTTGGGATTAACTTTATTATTACCCGCTACAATTACGAGGGACTAGTTCCGTTTGCTAAGCAGCTCAAGGATTCAGGCGTGAGTAACGTCCGCTTTTCGCCCGTGTACGTGCAGAACTTTAAAGAATATCACAACACGATTGCAACCAGGGTGAGGGAACAACTGGCCGAGTGCCAATCTTTTTGCGATTCAGATTTTACCATTAACACGACCTACGATCTGGATAGTCCAAGCAAGTCGCCCGTTCGGCCATTCCATCGCTGTCTTTACGCTCAGGCCGTTTGCGTGGTAGGTGCGGATCTCAATATCTACGCATGCCACAATACCGCATACAGCAATCACGGCCGGATCGCCTCCATGAAGGATCAATCATTTAGCCAGGCATGGTTCGGAGAAGAGGCGAGAGCATGGCACAAAAACTTTAACCCTGGCGTTAGTTGCCTGCATGAATGCGCAAATCACGCCAAGGTGGCACTGTTTGAAAAGCTGGCCACCGATAGTCACGACGCCTTTGTATGAACAAGCAGGATCTGATTGATTTTGAACTGCGCATTAAGGCGCTATTTGAGCAGGGCAAGCTGCCATATCTGATTCACCTATGCGGGGGGAATGAAGATCAGCTCATCGAGATATTCAAAGACATCAAGCCAGGCGATTGGATCTTCTCAAGCCACAGATCCCACTATCACTATCTGCTCTCTGGCGGAGATCCTGACGTGCTTGAGCAAATGATTAAAGAAGGTCGTTCCATGTTTGTCTTTGACCGTAAACTAAATTTCTACACGTCAAGCGTGTTGGCTGGCACTTGCGGGATAGCGGCCGGAGTGGCGCACACATTAAAAGAGCAGGGAAGCCCGGCAAAAGTTTGGTGCTTCTTGGGCGATGGAGCTGAGGATGAGGGCCATTTTTATGAGGCCGTAAACTACGTGGCTGGGGCAGATCTACCCTGCACCTTTATTGTCGAGGATAACGATCGATCCGTGGATACGCCAAAGGCAGCCAGGGGAAAGGCCACGATGACTTGGCCTGATTGCGTCAAGCGATACCACTACACCCCAACGTTTCCGCATGGTGGCGCTGGATGTAAAGCCATGGTCACATTTGATCCGTCCATTCGCCCGATCTGGTGACAAGAGGAGTTTAGAATATGCCCGCCGTCACCATGCTCGATCGTCTAATTGAAGCTGCTTTTCAAGAGCTTCTAACCACAACCGTTACCGGGGTGACTTATCACTTGTCCCACGACAAGACGGAAAACTTGTCACCCTCTATTGTAATAAAAGCAACGCTAGGAACGGAAGAGCCGGTGCAGGGATCTGGCGTGTTTAGCGTGCCAGTTGAAATCGTGGTGGATGATTCTTATGACGACACAACCCTTGATGCACACACTCGAAAATGCTCCAAGGTTCTGCAGGCTTTCTATGATTCAAGCCCGTTGGCGACTAGGTTAAACGCCACCACGGCCATCGGATCTGCCCGCTGTTACAACGCCAAGGTGGATTCTATTGAGCCAGAGGCCGACGATGAAGAGCGTACAATGCGTCGCACCTACAAGCTGGCAGTCATCGCACAACCGAATTCAATCGCGAGTTGACACAAAATTTAAGGCAATATGGCAGCCACAACAATCGGAACAACGGGCCTACAGTTTGGCATTACTGCTGAAGCCGGTGGGTTGGTGCAATCTTTCACAGAAACCCGCAACGTCGAGCGTGCAGAAATTCGCAACGCGAGCGGCGAGGTGGTTGGGGCGGCAATGTATAACCCCACTGATTCCTTCTCATTCTCTACCACCATCACAGGCGCTTATGCGACAACCGCAGGCGCAGTCCTCACAACCTTGGCAAATGCCACCAGCACCGGCGGTAAGATCGTAGTCGATAGCGTCACCGTTAATCGTACTAGCGAAGGATTCGTCACGGTGGACGTATCGGCGACTCGATTCCCTAACATGAGCTAACCCGCTCCGGCGGGTTAATGAGATCCTAAAATGGTTGATAGCTTCTGGGGAACGACAAACATAAAAGTGGCTGCGGCCGTCGCGGCCTTTGGCGCAAAGCTTAGAGAATCCGATCCGGTAACCTGCATCGTCGAAGAAGGTGGCCACAGAAAATTCACGTTCTGGTTCAACACGGGCGGCGATCAGGATGCAAAAGCCGAAATGGAGCGCACCTGGGCAGATATGAAATCTGAGCCAGAGGCCGCCATTAGATACGTGCGTGCGGCTCTGGAGAACAGAGAGACACTTCTGGGCCTGATGAAGCGTGCCGAACCCATCCTATCGATTAAGCGTGGTAGCCAAACGCTACTCATTTCAGAAAGGGCAAGCCCCGAATTAAAGCGGGCGATGATTAAAAAACTATGAGCGAAGAAGCATTATTACAGGAGCTGGACAACTCCCTCATTTCGCCCGACCGCTACTTCAAAAATCAGAAGCTCGCGCCTTACACCGAAGGCAGCCGCCTGCTGATGCTTCAGGTGCGGGATGATAGCGATTCTGCCATCTACTTTGTCTGGTCATTTATATATCTGCATATCCTACTGGCGGAAGATCGTAAAAGAGCGATCCGTCTAGCTTGGGATAAAGATGCGTTTAGAGAAAAGCTGATGGATTGGATTGCCGAGATGAGCGAGGAGGATCGAAACACCGCCTCAATCATGTGCTCTTCGATCTTGTCAGAAGCTAATAAGGCGCGGGTAAACGTTATCCCTTCAGCCATAGCCGCACCGCCGGGAAACGCCTAGCGCCAGGAGGAACCGCCGCGTGCGTGTTTGTCCTGGCAAAACATACGGGCTGGCCAATGGATTATATTCTGTGGGAATTGCCACTGGTAGCGGTCAATCAGGCCGATCACGTCTTTATGTTTATAGACGGCGTAAAGCTAAGGCGTGCGGCGCATATTGAAGGAAAAGAGATCCGTGACATGGAGAGGCTATTAGGATTATGAGCGCCAGTTTAACAGTCGACGCCAGCAAACTGCAGAAAGCCATGAAGGCTTTTATCGGCAATACCAAGGCCGAGGCTTCAAAGGAGATGCGGATACAGGCACGCATGCTTTGCGTTAGCTTGGCTAATTCCACGCAGCCGTTCGGACTAGGAAATGATGTAAAGAAAGTCGGTGAAAAGGCAGTCACTAGAGATATTGATCGCGTGTACAAGTCGGCAGCTAGCGCCTCTAAGGATATAGCCAAACTTTCGCTACCCAACGGCAAGACTAAGACGCAAAACGCTGAACAGATGGCGAAGGCATTGGCAGCTCTTGTCTTGGGCAAAACAGGCGGGAGTAAGCGCAGGCGAACTGAATCTGCCCAAGATCTTCTAAATAGAATACGTCAGCAACCTTACGTAGGCACGCAAGTCGGGCCATTTGACGGTGGGAAACATCACGAATCAGCTCGGTATGGCAAATCAAAGAGAGTGCCTAAGAATCAATTTGTTCGGCAAATTGTTACAAAGGACAACCCTCTCGCCCGATATTTTAAAGATAAGAGGGGAAACGTGGGTATCGCAAAGTCAGGCTGGGCAGTTTGCGCCGGCATATTAGGCGGCTTTCGCGGTATCCCTAAATGGGTATACAGGCACACGGGCGGCGGCCGCGTGAACGATCAGAGTCAAACGGGGCTAGGGACTTTCTCTAAGCCCTACGTTCAAATGACTAATACTATCCCGTGGATTAACAACGTTATCAGCTCTGGAACTATCCAGAAGTCTATTGACATACAAGTGTTAAAAATGATCAAGCGGCTAGGCATTATCGCTAATTACGAGAGCAAAAAGGCGGGGCTATAATGGACGCAACAGCCACAGCCAAGCTCGCACTGGATGCCTCTGGGCTGGATCGCGGTCTACAATCAGCAACCGCCAGCCTAGATCGATTTGCCAAACAAACCGGCTCAGTCCTAGCCGGAGCCTTTGCCTTTGATAAACTCATTTCAGGCTTTAGCTCGGCCATTGAGAAGGGCGATCAGTTGCAAGATATTGCGGAAAAGTTTGGAGTATCAGCCAGCAAACTACAGATGCTGGGTAACGCGGCGTCAGTATTTGGCAGTGGAGTTGAGCAGGTAAGCGCTGGCTTAAATAAACTTTCACTAGCGCAACAGAAAGCAGTATCAGGCGAAACTGGTTCGGAGGCGCTAGTGGCAACGTTTGCCGAAGTTGGCATTAGCCTAGAAGAACTTCGCTCGATGACAGCGGAAGATATTTTCCTAAAGATTGCGGACAGCTTTGCAAGTGGAGCTAATGACGGAAGGCAATTCGTCATAGTGAATGAACTTCTTGGCAAGGCTCAAACTGATCTAATAAAGGTACTTAACCAAGGATCTGCAGCAATTACTGAGCAGGGAAATTCGATGGGAGTATTTTCAGATGAAACGATTGCAAATCTGTCAGAACTATCGGATCAAATAAAAATATTGCAGAACAATATCACGATGGGATTTGGAAACCTTGCAGCACTTATAAACCCCTTTATTCAAGGGCTACAAGCTGCGCTCGAGCTTGCCGTGATGCTCGGCATGGCAGTAAAGGAAGCGGCCACGGGTAACGTTGCTGGCGCCAGGGAAATTTACAAAAGAGCCAGCAACTTAGGCACTGAGAAAATGGCTGAAAGGGCTGCGGCTGAAAAGGCCAAGAAGTCACCCGGCCGTGGAGATTCTGGCGAGGCCGTCGCAAATCAGAAGCAATTAGAAAAAGCAGAAAAGGACGCAATCAAAGAGCGTACTGACTTGGCCTTGCATATACTAAAAAACGAAGAAGCCGAAAAGAAGCTGGCCAACGATTCTTACGAACGCAAAAGAGACACCGAACGTGATAGAATGTTGGAAGCTGCCAATCTCGAAGTGAAAGCAGCGCAGGAAAAAATGAAAGCTGAGAAGGAGCAGGCCGAAAAGGAGAAGGGCATGGCCGCAGGCCCGGGCGGAACCAGTAGGCAATTTGAGCAAGCCAGAGCAGGCACAGCAGGCGAAGTGCTTAATTTTGCCGCTGGCCTTGGCGACCGCGACATTTCGCGAACAGTGCAGAAAGAAAGAGACAAGGCAGCCAAGGAACAGCAGAAAATTAACAAGCAAGAGTTCGACGCAAAGGTAATGGAACAAACAAGCGGGACAACTAAAGAAGGTATACAGAGAACCATGGAAAGCCGCCGCCGGGAGTTTATACAAAAAGAAGCCGGCAAGGAATCCAAGGGCGGCAAAACTCTGTCCGATATCTACACCGTACTGAACGACGCCCTATCTAAAATAGTCGCAGCGCCAATGGTAACCTAATGAGTGCCGTCATCGTTGGATCTCCATCGTCGGGTAGTAAAGTCTTGCGCAGGGCAGATTTTTCTACGGAACGAAATGGGCTGGAAACGTTAAACGAAATCTACACCGTGCGCACAGCGGATCGTAGAACTTTGCAGCCTAGCTTTGGCACTTTGCATTCTGCTTACTCCACCGCTTCCACAAAGTTTGCTCGCATGGCCGTTGAAAACTTTTCCTTTCGAGAACAAGACGGCGATTTGACTGAAATAAACGTAACCTATGTTGGGTTGACTTCTAGTAGTGGCCTGCCCCCTGCAGTGGTCAGGCTAATCCCCACGCCCGGCGCTGGAATACATGGCCCAAACATGGTTATCGAGGCGGAGTTTTTAACTGATAAAAGCGAAACTGATTTTTCCGCAAACGGAGCTGGTGGGCTTACCCTACCCGGGAATATATTTTTTGCCTCTAGAACACTTATGCCAGACACAATCAATGGCACAAAAATGCCAGCAAACCCTAGAGAGCCCTATAATCGAACTACATACGCAGAATCTTTTGCATATTTTGGATATACCCAGAAATCATTATCTTGTGAGCGAAGAGGCATATTTCTGGTTGCTAGAGCAACATTCGCTGAAGACAGTGCTTCTGTAATATCATTTTAGTTAAGGAGGTAATTGACGCCAATGAGAGAACCTGAGCTAAAAGAACTCTCTGGGGCATCTCGCCTTGCCAAAGAATTTTTTAATAAATTGATTCGCAGGATTGAATGCACCAAGCCAACCGCAGGAAGCAATATAACTATTACGGAGGAGGAGAACGGATTTAAAATATCCAGTGATTTTACTACAGTAACGCTTAATGTGTGCTCGAATGGAACGCCTGACACCTTAGTCGTATTAACCCCCAAGAATTGACATAGGCAGGACATCAAATGGCACAATCCCTAGACCTTTATATTGATACATCCAGCGGGGCCTTAGTCTCCCGTGGTGCGGCCAAGAACGGAACATTGCCCACATTGACCCGCAATGATTCCTATAACTTACGGTTACGCCTACAAGAGAGAGATCAAAATGGCTTTTTGCGAGATTTAGATACTGCGGGTTCCTCGCTTAAACTTGGGATCGGCGGGATCGATGGAGATCCAACAGACGGACAGTTCAAGCTGGTTCTTAATAGTATCACATCATCGGCCATTTCTTTCAACGCGACTTGCGCTCAAGTCTATAACGCTATCTCCGCAATCGCAGGCACGGGCGTTACTGTCACAACCTATGGCAACGAGAATTTTTCTTATCTAATCACAGCGGCCACGGTCAACACGGCTCTTTCGTTTGGCGGCTCAGCCTTCACGTTGTTCCCGACCAGCTCCGTCCTGGTAAACACCCGCAGGTTTCCGGCCGCATCGGTAGCGGCCCAGCAAGTCATTCGCCTAGTTCGCAACCCCGCAGTGTATGCGGATACGTTCACAGCATCGCCTACGGCTGGCGTAGTTTCGTTAACTAAAATTCAGGACGGTTCTTCGACGCAAAATGAAACCTACAACCTAGCGATCGGATCTGACGCAGAGGGCGGTTCTGTGGTGCTTAACTTTGGCCCGAACTCAACCACCGCCATCCCTATCGGATCAACTGCCGCCAGCTTTGCAGAGGCGCTATCATCCATCACTACGATCAGCGCTGGAAACGTAAGCGTCGATCTTGGCAACAATGCGGGGAACTATTCAATTTCGTTTGTTCGCAACCTTGGCTTAACCAATATCACGACCGCCCTTACCTTGGACGCAAGCGGCGTAATCTTTGGCAACTTCCTGCAGAGCACGGTCACCATGGCGACAGCCGAGCTGGACGAGCTGTTTGCCGAAGCTGGTACAGATACCATCACGCCTAAGATCGAGGTCGAACTTACCCAGGGCGGAACGCCTAAGACGGTTCTGCAGAGTGATATTACAGTTCGCAGGGATTTAATCACCACGGGATCTGCTGTTCCGGCCGCTCAAGCCAGCTACTACACAAAAGCAGAAACTGACGCAGCTTTTGTCGAGGACAGCGCCACAAACGTGGATGCGACTAACCGCAAGCTATACAACTCAAGCGGATCGGTATTCCTCGATTGGCAAAATAACACGATCGGAACAGGGGCCACCGTGTTGGATCTATCTGGCACGGCCGTTACAATAACGGACGGCTATAACGTGGGGCTGGGAACTACTACCGGGACGCGTTTTGGCGTCAGCACGTCGTCTAAGCTTGCGTTTTATAACTCCACACCAGTCACGCAGCCTGCCGGGCCGAACGTGGTCAGCGGTTTGGTAAGCCTAGGATTACTCCGTTCTGGCTCGACTACTTACGGAGTTCTGCCGCTTTCAGTAGATACCCTAACGACAACCGCTTCTCTGGCGTTTGGGACTGTGGGGGCAAACGACTCTACGTCCATAACCGTCGCAATAACAGGAGCAGCGATTAACGATCTAGTCCTGCTCGGGTTACCAAGTGCTGTATCGGAAGGATTGACGTTTTTTGGGCATGTTGTGGCGACAAATCAAGTTCACGTGGATGCGGTAAATGCAACAAATTCAAGCAAGGCGCAATCTACGCAAACGTTCCGAATCACCGTAATCGGTTATTAACCTTGGGCTGATGCCCTAACGAAATCCTATGGGTAAGGTATTACACGCAAGTGGGAGCGGTTATTTCCCAAGATGTTTAGTGAACTCTTCAACACTCCCTCGAGATGGAAATTATATTATTGGCGGGATTCAAGAAGTTATGACTCCATTTTGGCGGGTAAGAAAATGGGAAATCTCTGTGACTGGAACTTTGGTTGAGCCAGGCACGGAATGGACTTTTAGCGGCACACCAAATGAACTATTCGGATATCCAGAGGCAATAGAAAAAGAAGAAGATTTAGTTTGTTTTAATTCGCAAGATAAATTTTACATAGGATTTGCATCCGAGCTTGTGCCTTGGGCGACATTAAATGGGGAACCATTTGAAAACATTGCCAATTTATTTGTCGGGCTAGGTTATGTTTTTCCGCCCTATAACACATTTGAATCTAATGCTATTGTGAAGAATGATGATATTTATAAGTTGCCTTTTTTTTGGGGTATTGGAGGTATCGCCCTATTGTCAGATCCCCTAGAGGCAGGATGGGTTCCAGTGGGCACATATACTTTTGATGTGCTTGGAGTTTCAACAGTCCCAAGAACTCTTTATGGGCCGAATTTATCTGGATCGGTTACAGCGATAGTATCTGCAAAAGAATACTGGTCTTATGGCGGAACCTACAGCACGACAACTGGCGAACCGCTTTAGCCCTTTGACACGGTTTTTTAACTTATATGGCATACGCCGCCACCGTTTTTCTATTCGCCGCTGATATCGCTTACTCCTGGGTAAATTAAGCCATGTACCTCGGCCTCGGCCTGAGACTTGCCGAAATTAACGTTTCGCAAGGATTCGACCCCGATGCGGCGGCTTATGTTACTACTGCCGGAGTTACTGATGCTACAGCCAAAACACAAATCAATGAATTTGTAAAAGGAACAAAAAATTTAGGATTATGGTCAAATATAATTTCTTGGCCCCTGCGTTCATCGCAAAACGCCGGAACAGGAACAACTGCGTATAGTTTGGGTGGTTTGATAACTAAAAATGGAACGCTTACAAACGGCCCAACTTGGGGAACTGATGGAGTTAACTTTGATGGTACTAATGATTACATCAATGTTCCATTTGCTGAAAAATCTGGATATACTAGCCATAATTTTGGAACAATAGCTTCATTAACCTCTGTTGCAGGTACCCGAATAGCAGTTCAGGGTGGTGGGCCTTGGGTTGGAGTAAAAGGATCAACTGGCTTGCTTACAGTTTCCGACGATGGTGCAGATACTAGTCTTGGCGCATACACATTAAACGATTTTTTCGGAGCAAACTACGATAAGACAGGAGGATCATATAAAGCATATCAAGCAGGCAATCTAATTGGAACGACTTTAACTGCAGTAACACTAAGCGCATCACCACTCTTGATTGGTACTTATGCAACTAATTTTTTATTCTGGTCTGGAACAATCGCTTTTGCACATTTATTTGATAAGTCCCTAACTGATGATGAAAATTTAAGTCTATACAATCTCTATAAAACCACCCTCGGAACTGGGCTTGGCTTGCCATAGTTTAACCATTAGCCTTTGACATACGCCTTCCAGAAGTATGGCCGCTGGCGTATATAATTTAACTATCGAACAGGGTGTGGATCTTGCCCTTGAAGTCGCCGTTAAAGATGGCACGGGTGCGACGTATTCCCTAGTAGGCGCTACTGCCGCAGCTCAGATCCGCGACACTTATAACGGCAACCTACTGGCTGAATTTGCTGCCGTCACAGCTACCGGCACAACCGGCAGCCTTACTCTGGCGTTAAACGCTGCCACGGCCTCCGCCCTACCTATCAGTGGAGGAAAATGGGATCTGCTACTTACCACGTCGGCCGCCACTAAAATCCGCCTTTTACAAGGTTCGGTCACTATCGCAGGTGAGGTGACCGAATAATGCCCATTACGGCCACAGTCTGCGGGCCTGCCAGCATAACGGTTGCCGTAGGCACACCGATTGTGGCAGGGGTTGCTGGCGCTGGCGTAACCACCGGCACTGCCGTGGCGCTTGCAATCGCCTTGGGATGACAAGGAACACTAGAAAATGAAACAGATCTGGCCTAATTATTCCTACTCGCCCGCCACTAACGTCCTGACGCTCACCGGGCTGAACATTGATCGCGACCAGCTCCTGCTCGTGACGGCCGCCGATCGCGGGCGGATTATGTATAACTTTGCGGATAGCTCCGTCACCGCATCTGCCTTCACCTCTGGCGCAAATACTTCACTCACCCTGGTTGCGACAACTGCAGGGCTAACGACTACGGCCGCCCTCGTCATCTATTACGACGATCAGTTGGCCAGCAACAGCGTCACCGTCAGCTCCCTCCCCGCTATCTCTGGCACGGTGACGGCGAATGTTTTGGGCAAAGATGCCAACTCAACAGCAACTCCACAAATACCAATTATTGCTTATGACGAGGGAATTGCAGCTGCAAATGATGGATGGGTAGTACCCGTACAAGTAACAAATGTTGGGGGTCAAATATCAGAAGTTAATCCTCTCCCCATCTCTGGCACAGTCACCATCGGCTCTGCCCTCCCCGCTGGCACAAACCGCATCGGCGTGGTGACGATTGGCGGGGGAACGGTAACGATTGGAGCAGGGACGGCACAGATTGGAAGCGTCACGGCTAGTCTAGCATATTCGCAGACAGCGACCACAATAGCATCCACAGTAGTCACAGCTATCCCAGTAGTGTTTCCAACTAGCGGAGCTTGGGGCGGGTCGTTGCAAGGATATAATGGAACTAACACATATATTTATTCTGGAATCCAAGCCATCGGAAACACTTCACTAGTTAGTGCAACAAGCCTTCCAGTATCGCTCGGATCGCTCCCTGCTTTAGCTGCAGGCACGGCACAAATCGGAAGCGTTACAGTAGGCAATTCTGTGACCATCGGCTCGCTCCCTGCGATTAGCGGAACGGTCACCGCCAACACCTTCGCCCTGCAAGGCACGGCAGTCACCACCTCTAACTTTACCAGCACCACCGCCTCTACCGTTCTGGCTAACTACAATGCGACAAGGGAAGTGCTGACAATTTTTAACGAGGGAGCTGGTAATCTGCATATCGCACCCGGAGCCACTTGCACCACAATCGCCTACCAAGTTCGCCTATCGGCAGGGGATTACTACGAGGTGCCGAACCATCAGACGACGATCACTCACTCGGCTGTGTTTGCAACGGCTGGCACGGCTAGGGTGACGGAAGTTAGCTAGGAGTAGGCGATGCCTTTGTATCCATCAAGAAACAAGTTTCAAGTCCCCTTTAGCATTAGTGGAAGCAATTCCCAAGCAAATGCTGGTGCATATAATATCCTTTCTTATGAGGCTACCAGCGGGTTGGCTACAGTTCCGTCTTTTCTTAAAAGTATAAAAATCGGTGCTTCTATAATTTTTACAACAAACCCAGTCGCTCAAACATTTGCTTTAAGAGTAATTGCTTATGGAACCGGAACTGTCAGCTTTTCACTTGGAACTGTTACACAAACATTAACTTGCACCCCAGAAAGCAATAACGGAAGCAACTCATGGCGGTTTGAGCTTACGATGGCAAGCCCACTACTGTTGCCGTCTGGTGGTCAAACAGTAGCAGATCGAGTTGGTTTTTGGACTCTAGCATTAGCAGTAGTCAATAATAGTGGTGGCACTCTAGCCACGGTGTCGGGTGTTTGGAGTCGTGGTTTTGCAGTTTTTGAATAGCAAAGATAAGATCCAACTAAAATGCCCCTCCTCCTTCTGCCCCTCTTGCTTTGCTCCTGCTCGCCACGGCCGGTAGATCATAACAACGCCCTGCCGCGCTATTCCGACATGGGAGCTGCTACTGACGCAGGCCAGGTAAAATGAATGACTGCTCCCGACGATCGCAACACGCCCGGCTGGCGTGAATTTACTGCCAGCCTGCGCTGGCTTGAGGCCGAGGGGTATATCGAAATGTTTTACAACGAAAAGGGCGAGGAGATGGTGCGGATTGCGGAAGGCGCAGAAACGGCAACGCTATGAGCACCGATCAAGTCGCAGAGCTTGCGGAACGGTTAAGTCTAGTCCGGGAATCAATCGCAAGGATCGAGACTCGCCAGTCGGTAATTTTAGATTTACTCGAACGTTCCCAAGCCAGCCTAGGCGAGTATCACGGCCGCCTGACGAACATGGAGCGCGACGCCCACACGATTAAGACGAAACTGTGGCTTGTGGCGTTAGTCTCCGGAGCAGTGTTTAGCACGATCTGGGAACTGATTAAGCGCCGGATCAGCCTTTGACACCCCGCCAAGGGCATGGAACAACTCATCCCCACCTTACTAAGCGTCGATTGGCTCGGCGTGCTTGGAGCGATCACCGCCCTCCTAACGGCAGTTATCGCAGTCGCATCCTTTATCCCTGGCGACCAGCCTGAGAAGGCGTTGCAGGCCGTGGTCGACGTGTTACAGCGGCTATCGAGAAAATAGTCGCCCATGATCGCCGGCATCCTCACGGCGTTGGGCGGAATAATCGGGATCGTGCTCTGGTTCTTAAAACGCAAATCGCCCCTTCAGCGCAACTTTGAGGCGATCGAGCTTGAACGCAGGAAAAGACAAAGGGACATCAATGCCTGGTGGACTAAACGCCCTCCTACTGATTAGCGCTCTAGCGCTGTGCAGCTGTGCCACGACCTCGCAAACGCAGGACGGCCCGCCGCCTAGCCCGGACAGCATCAGCTACTTTATCTACCAGTGGGACAAGGCCGAACGCACCAATCCCCCATGCCCACAGGCTTATCGAGACTTATTTGCGGAATCGCTCAAAGCGCTTTCTGACAGCTTGGCAGAAACTCAACGCGAGCGAGCGAGGCAGTGACTACACTAACTGAGGCCGGCTCCCGCACTATGCGGGCGATCGGTACACTAGACGTCGGCTTTCAAAAACAGGTTAGGGGCTGGGTCAATGAAATGGTCACCAGCCGGATCGAGCCGCTGATCTACTGCGGCCGTCGCACAATGGAGGAGCAGTCGGCGCTTTATCAAAAAGGAAGGACAAGCAAAGGCAAGATCGTGACCAAGGCTAGACCAGGTGAAAGTTATCACAATTACGGCCTCGCGTTCGATTGGGTGCCGCTAAAAAGAACGGCAAAGAATGCGGATCTATGGGTTGCGGATTGGGATGATGAAACCGCTTTTCGCCTAGGCGAGCACGTAGGGCTGAGCTTTGGGCTAGTCGGCATCAGCTGGGAGACAGGCCATTTGCAGACCAGTGCTTACAAGACATGGCGTGACATTCCACGCAAACATGTGGAACAGGTTAAGGTTAAAGACATACCGCAAAAATCAAAGGCCACTAGCTTAGTTAGCAGCCGGCCGTGGAGTAGCCGGTGAGCCCCGAACACGAGAAGCACTTGGCCAGCATCTTGTCGGATCTAGTGAAGGACGTGGATGCCAAGTACCGCAAAGGCCAAGACCAGCACGGGGGAGCGTTGTGGCGCAGGCCCGTGTGGAAAGATGCGTGGGAGGAATGCCTAGACCTATGCACGTATCTACACACCTTACGCATGCAGCTTTCGGTAATTGCCGATCTGGCTTTGCTGGGGGCGAGTGACGAGAGCGTGGCCGCGTCGTCTAGCAGGGAGAGTTGCCGTCAGATTCTCGCTGTGCTCGAAGGATTCCCTAGCGCAGTCGACAAAAAGTGAAGGTAATTCGGAAATGGAAAAAGTGGCTGGCGGTCAGCTGCTCACACGGTCACCTGGCGAATGCGGCTGCCTGCAAAAGTGCGCTCGAGATGAAAAGGCGGTGGCAGCCGGACACCATTTTGCACTTGGGTGATTTTCTGGATTTATCTGGGTTAATGGGTTCAGCCCGCAAAGATCCTGACAGCCCAGAGCGATCGACCAGCATACGTGAGGACTTTGACGCAGGGCTAAATTTTCTACGAGAACTGGCTCCACAGATCGTATTTGAGGGAAACCATGAGCACCGCCTAACCGCCTTACAATACTCGCCTAGCGCGATTGTGGCCCATTGCTGTACGTCTGCAAAGTCCGAGATATATAACATGTGCAAGGATCTAAAGGCTCAGTATGTGCCTTATGATATTGAGAAAGGCTGGCGTGATCTGGGCGGGACGGCATTCGGCCACGGGTTTATGTTTTCAGAATCAGCCGTGCGCGACCACGTAGAGATGGTCAGAAAGCCTGTCGTCATGGGCCACTTGCACCGGGTGGATAGGATCGCAGGCCGTAGCATCGGCGCACCCGTGGGCTGGTCGATCGGCTGCCTAGCAGATATTCCCAGCATGCACTACGCCCGGCGCCAGCGATCCGTTACTAGATGGCAGCACGGCGTTGCCTGGGGTGAGTACGTAGAAGGCGGGCAGGGATGCACGGTGAACGTGCTTTCACCCATAGGAGGCGTATGGCGATACCCGGTGTAAAGTCGGATTGGGCAACCGTCCTGACTGAGTATGTCGCTGGGTACCGGCAGGAGGTAGTACCCGATGGCTGGCTAACTAAAAACCAGATCGCCGAGCTTTGGGGTAAGTCGGCAAATTATGCCAATAAACTTTTGGCGCATCTCGTTAAAGACGGCAGAGCTGAGAAAAAAAGTTATGTGGTTCGATTGCCTCACGTTGATTCAAAGGGAAAGAAGTTTTTAGGCCATTGCAGGAAAATACCCCACTACCGCCTGATTCCAGGCAAATCGCCCAAAAACTAGCGTCTATTTTCTTTGGCCAGCTCTTTGACGAGCAGGGTGGTGATATATGCCGAAAGGGATAATCCGTTCTTTTTGGCAAGACGCTCACCATTGCGCTTAACTTTTGGGTCGATCGTAAGGTTCGTTTTCGCCTTTTTCATAGGGAGGATTGTATGCGCAATAAATACGCATTCAAGTTTAAAAAGAAAAGTTAATGCCAAAAAGAAATGTGTTGCTAATACGCCGTGTGTGCGTAGCAAAGGCGTATGCCTCGTCGTCCACTCAGCGGTTTAAAAGCGGAAAAGACCAACATCGTTCTGCCCGTTGCTGTGAAAAAAGCATCTCAAAAATTAGCCGCTGCCCGTCGTATTTCGCTTTCCCAGCTCATCACTCAACTGCTTGCAAAGGCATCGGGAGAGCAAAGCTAGATCTTCATGAGCTCGGGGCGTCTCAACGATACTGCCATGAATCTGCGCAAGCAGGATCGAGCTCTTTCCCTTCGCCAATTAGGTGCGGCCTACGGTCTCGGCTACGTGCGGATCAAGCAAATGAAGGCACTGCCGGGATTCCCGCTGCTCGCGGGTAAGGTAATCCCGTCGGATTTTGATCGGTGGAGGCTAATGCAGACTGGCCTAAGTTCACTGCATCGCGCAAGTCGTCCACGCAGTGCCGCTGGTAAAGCTCGTGAACTAACGTCGAAGAGTGATTCACGAGTCTCATGGCGACAGATTGAGAACAGCCTGAAAGCCGCAGTCTCGTCACTCGGGTTACCCGAAGGGAATGGAAGCAGTGACGTTTAAGCCCGCAAATATCCAGCAGGCGACGCCAGCAAAGCGAGGCTCGCGTGCGGGGCACGATACAAGTGACCTCGCGGCCCTCGGCCTTCATCTTGGCCAGCATGGGTTCGATAGCGGCCGGGATGGGGATACTAAACGATTTGCCAGCGCCACCCTTAGGGGTCGGGAAAGTCAGCACGCGGTTTTTCAAGTCCACGCAATCAAGCGGGATCTGCGTCTCTCGCAATCTGCACCCAGTAGCCAGGGCGATCTCGAAGCTAATTCGCATCCATTCGGGCACGCCTTCCACGGCCAAGGCTTTCCGGGTAATTTTAATTTCATTGTCCGAAAAGACAGGTTTAACGCGGTTGATTTGCCCCCTTTTAATTCGGTAATCCAGAAGCGCGACAGAATCCATCTTTCCAAGCAGTCGGCCTTGGCGGTGAATCCATTTAAGAATCTTCAGATCTTGGCAGGCTTGGTTCCTGCCCGCCTTGCCGCCAGAAGTACGTGGGAGGCTCTGACGCCACTTCAAATAAATTTCACAATCGGATGCGGAAAACGCTTGCAGAGTTATTTTTTTCTCACTAATAAAACGAGCAAGATGACGCCAGCAATTCCTGTAATACACTTTTGTCAGAGGGGAAACGGGGTGATTCTCGATCAAATCATCAACCCAGTCGTGGCCGTTGTCCGTTCGCTTTTCGTTCACTCCAATTCTGGCGGCCTCGGCCGTTGCCTTGGCGCGATGCAGCGTATTGTCGATTCGGTAGCGGGTGCTTTTCGTGCGCCACTTGCCGGTGGGATCTTTGAAACGAATGTAGAACCACGGATTGCCTTTCTTAATGTAGGAATAGGCCATAGTTACAAAGGTAACATTTACTCAGTTTAACGCAACAAAACACAGCAACCATGCAAAGCATAATCAATCAAAACAAAGAAGGAGATAGAACCGTGGGTTCAAATCCCACCCCGTCCGAGTCTTATCACTACAACGACTTACGCCGAAACGGTAACACGGCGGTAATTACTGAGCCTAAAAGGGCGCACTACCAGCAACTTAATTTAAATTCGCGCGGCGGGTACGATTTGACCGCCGAAGCGTTTATTTATCACCCTAACCCCGCCGTGTTCCGTATGTGGGCACAGCAACACGAGGCCAGCAAATGATCTCGTGGGAAGTCATGAGGGATCTCGCCCAGGTATCCATGCTGATTACTGGCTGGGCGTTGTTCGTAGGCTCTGGAATTGCCGGGCTAACCGTGGCCGTACTAGTGTTTGGGTGGGTAGTCGATCAGGTGCGTCGATTCTTTAGGGAGGGCAGATGATTTACGCCAAGGACAACGGTGCCCCCGCACCTAAAAGCCAAGGCGGCGTGGCCGGGGCGTTCTATCCGCCTGCGGCTACTGTTCGCGATTTGGAAGCAGAGGGCATTCTGCCTATCTCCGTCTCGCAATCGTACGGATCGGCTCAGCTATCCCAGACGACGGCTCTGATCGATCTGCAAACCAAGTACCGCAAGCTGCGTAATGACCTAGACGGCATTCAAGAGGTGGTCGCAAGCCTGCTTAAGAGGGCGCAATCGTGAGCGCACTGGCAAAAAAGTTTATCGTGCTTTGGACTGTGGCTGGCGGCCCGGAGCTAGTCGCCGAGCACACGTTTCACCCAACCCGCAAATGGCGTTTCGACTTTGCCTGCAAATCTGCCCGCTGTGCGATCGAGCTGGACGGTGGTGCGTTCCTACCGTTTGGAGGCCGTCACGGGCGAGGGATGGGGATGGTGAAAGATTGCGAAAAGTATCGTGCAGCAGCCGACCTGGGCTGGCGCATCTGGCGCTTCACAACTAAGTGCCTGACGGCTGAAGCAGTGGGGATGACTGCCAAGTCATTCCGCCTTTCGATGAAGGAGAAAAAATGAGCGAACCAACCAACGATACACCTATCAACAAAGACAAGCCGGACTACGAGTACGACGTCTATGAGCGGGAGAAGGCTGACTCTGAATATGAGAATCAGCGTTTCGCGGATTACTACGGCAACAACCGCAGGGGCTGATTATGACTGACCTAACAAAATTCCGCCTAATCGAAAACATTGAAGTGATGGCCTGCCGCAACTCAGCCGAGCGGGTTGTGAAGGCAATCAATCGTGGCGACCTAGCACAAGCCAAGGACTTGGCCCGCAAGCATGAGATCGCGTGGCACTTGGCCGACCGCGAATTCCAAGACCTTAATCCCCCGCACCGAAATAACGATTTTTGTGACGATGAGTAGTCGTCGCAAATCCAAGAAACAAAAACCAAGAAACCAAGAAAGGAAATCCTAGTATGCCAATCGTAGCAAGCAGAGGGGGAACTTACACCCCCGCACCCGAAGGGAATCACGACGCAGTGTTCTGCGACGTTGAGGATCTCGGCGTGGTGGAAACGCAGTATGGAAAGAAGCACCAGATCAGGTTGGTCTGGCAGATTGCTGAGAAGATGGAGGACGGGCGGCCGTACACCATAGGCCGGCGTTATGGACTAAGCCTGCATGAGAAGGCGGCTTTGTTCAAAGACTTAAAAACCTACGCCAAAAAGGCGCCACCGCAGAATCTGGACTTGGAAACCCTGATTGGTAAGCCGTGCCAGATCCTCGTCACTCATGTGGATCGCGACGGATCAACCTACGCCAATGTGGAGGCCGTTCTGCCGGCGGGTGCAACGAAAATCAAAGTCGATAAGGATTTTGTCAGGAAGTGCAATCGTCCTGGCGCTCCTAAACCAGCAGTAGTCGAGCTGGATGCCGACGGAACACCCGTGCCGTTTTAACCACTTGGCCGAGGTGGTTCTATCCCGCCAAGGCCAGAAAGACCCCCCATGGAAATCCTAACTTTAGTAATTCAAATCGTGTTCCCAACCACCGCAGTCGTGCTGGCCCTAATGACCATGCGACTGCTGAAGGACTGGCAGTAATGGCTGCGTTAATTGCTACGGCAAAGACGGAGTCGTCGCACTATTACCTGGCATCGGGTGAGTCGTGCCACGGTGATCTGCGATCCGCCCGGAAGGTGGGGGCGTATCCGTCCGTGACCACCATCCTTGGAGCTGCTGGCCCCAGCAAGCAGGGGCTGATGAATTGGAAGGAGGAGCAAGCGATCGCTGCGGCTCTTTCGCTCCCGCGCAACGATGGTGAATCGTTGGCCGATTTTGCCAAGCGGGTGGTACTAGACAGCCGCAAGGAAGTAGAGGCCGCTGCCATAAGAGGCACGCAGATTCATTCCCTGGCTGAAATCATAATCAATGGCGAGGAGCCGGGTGACTTGGTTAAAGGATACGAGGATCACTATGCGGGCCTAAAGGAATGGCGGGAGTGCTGCGTCACTAAAGTGCACGCCAGCGAGTCCGTGCTAGTCAACGAGGCGGAAGGCTACGCCGGGCGAGTGGATTTAATCGCCGACATTCACGGAGCAATCGAGGTGGTCGATTTTAAAACACGCAAATTTAAGAAAGACGCAAAGGGCGTCTCAAAAGCATCGGGCTATGAAACTGATCTTTTACAGCTCAGTGCCTATGCGTACGCATTCACAGACGAGGGCATGGCATGCCGGAACGTACTGATCGATCCAGTCACCGGCCAGTTGCAGGACATTCGCTACACCGCCGAGCAAGTTGCCCAGGCGTTCGAGGCGTTCACATCCATCTGCAAGGTATGGCGCTGGCTGAAGAAGTACGACCCGCGTGAGGTGGCGGTATGATTAAATGCATTGAACGGTGCTGCGATAAGGCGCTGCCATTAGTGTATGCAGGGCTGGTCTTGCTTAATGCGGCCAAGGGAAACATAGGCTGGGTTACTGCGGCGTTTTTAATTTTCTACACATTTATTTTGCGGAGGCCGCAATGATCGAGATCCTGCCCGAACAATCCACGCACGAGCAGTTACTGAACCGCGTGCGGTCGCTGGCCCGTGAGCTGGCGGAGGCAAAGGCTGCGCTGGCTGCTGCTGAAGGCCGCGAGAACGATCTGATCGATCGGATAAGGGCTGGGCTATGAGAGCACTTTGCAACGTAGTGCTGACGTTTCTGGCGTTCTTTGGGTTCCCAGCCACCCAGGCGTCGAACGTGATGATCGACATGCGGCCGGACGCCAAAAAGATCGACGTGAAGAAAATCAAAGTGCGGATCACTGGCTATTGGCCTGGTGAGGATGAATGGTCGAGTCGCTATCAGTCGAGCACTGGCACCCGGTTGCGGGCCGGCCGTCACTGTGCCGTCGATCCTGACATCATTCCGCTGTGGTCAAAGATCCGCGTGATGGGCGGCAAGCGGGAGTGGGTGGCCGTGGATACTGGCACTGCCGTTAAGAGCAAAAAGGCAAGCGGTGGGAAGTTGCCCGTTGTGGACGTGTTTGCCGCAAGTGAGAAGCAGTTTAACGCGATGCGTCTGCCGAAAGTGGCGATGGTGGAGGTGATGAAGTGAGCACAAAAGCTGCCACGTTTGCATCTAAACGCAATAGAGCCGCTGGCCTCGGCGACACACGGCCGACGTTCCGCCGCTTGGGTGTGATCGCTGGCATGCTGCGCCGGGATCTGACGCTGCCGAGCTGTGCTAGGTTAGGTGTGAAACTGGAATGCAGTTATAAAACCATCCAGCGGGACATTGATCTGCTGCGTAACTTCTTTGGCTATCCGCTGGAATACGACGCCACCAAGTACCACTACAAACTGGCGGGGCCGCTGCCAAAGGCGGTGCTGTGAGCGAAGCCAAGCAATACTGGAAAGCAGGGGCAACCGCAGAAATGTTGGTTCAAATAGATCTAACTAGATTTGGTCTAAATGTATCAAAAGCAGGCGACGGACTTCCTTACGATATTTTAGCAGAAAAAAACGGCAAGGTTTTGCGGATTCAGGTTAAAAGCACGCATCAGTTAAAAACAAAATCATCTTTTGCCTTTAGAACAAGCAAGAGGGGCGACAAAACATACAACAAAGATGAGGCCGATATTTTTGCGCTCGTCAATCCAGACGGATGCATAATTTACAAGCGTCTTGAAGAGCACAATCCGGCAAACATTTACATAAAGAAAGAGAAGTTCAACCATGAAGAAACAGCAAAAACAAAGGAAAATATCTTTAATTCTTTGCTGCAAAATTACGAGTTGTATAGGCAGGACGCACAACGAGAAAGGCTTTTGATCGATGCAAGCGCAAGGGCGTTAGAATTCTTTTGGGATTTAGAAAAACTATCCGAGTCAATCCTTTGTAAGCTTCCTAATGATCCGTCGTTTTTCCAGTGCATATTAGATAGGGCCATAAAAGCCTATCCAGAAACCTATCTAAAAAAGCTGTTTAGCCAGGAGCCTGCGCTATGAGCCTAGTCGATCTTCTCACCATGTTCTCCGCCCGCGTGATTTGCACTTACACGCCGGAGCAATACGCCGACTGTGTGCGAGAGGCCCGCGCCAATCGCCACAGGTGGGGAATGGGGCAGTGGTGAGCGTAAAGCGTTTAACCTGGCAAATCGAAATCCTCGAGCGGGCTAAGAAAAGCCTGATCGACGGCCGGTTGGTCATAGCACGCAGTCGGCTGGATATGGCGCTGCATATAGCCAAGGAGCTACTGAAGCGGGCGCAGACGTACCAGAAGCGAGACGCGGAGAAGAAAAAATGAGGGCGTTGTCGTGGCTTCTATACTGGTTAGGAGATCTGGTTAGCAGGACTTTGTGCCGCTGGGGCTTAGCCGGATCGCTCTATCAGAAACTGATGCTCTGGTCGGTTGAGTGCGACAAGGATTTTAACGTTTGGAAAGAAGTCAAACCCCGCAAAAGGAGAAAACGCAAATGAAGGATCTAGGCAAAATTACTTTTGGCAAAGCACGGCCTGCGCCCAAGCAAGTTCTAGTCGACGTAACCTATGACGCCAAAACGGCAAAGGCTCTCCACGCATTTGGGCTGAAGCAGTTAAAAAAAGATCAAGAGGCAGTGATTGAGTACGTGATCGTCAAGGCGCTGGGGGCGTTTGCCAAAAAATGATCGCACCCCTCCCACCCGCAATCGAAGCCATCCACCGCAACGGGGCCGCTGAAGGCGAGCGCAACACGCAGCTTTTTAAGTTAGCCTGCCAATGGCGCGACCAGGGGCTGACGGAGTTCGACGCAACTACCAACGCAGAGGACTGGGCCTACAAGGTGGGGCTATCGCAGAACGAGGCCGTCAGTGCGGTCAGATCCGCGTTCAGTAAGCCAGCTAGGGAGGCGTGGAAGCCAAAGGCCAAGTACGCCTATCAAAACGGGGCCATCGTTCGGGAGGATCTGCCAGTGCCGCCTATGCCCATCAGCGTGGAGAGTGGGCCGGTAGATAAGTTTCTAACCACCTGCTTCGACGTGGGTGATAGTATCAATATCTGCCGATCGATTAAGGACGGCGACCGCGAGCGGCCAGATGGTGCAGGCGAGACGCGAAGCCGAGAGGAATGGCTAGAGCTGTTTAAAGGCGACGGATTGAAGGAGTGGCAGGCCGATGCAGTGGGCGTCTACGTGTCGATTAACGCGAACAATGGCAAGAACCGCAAAGCCGAATCGATCACAAAGTTTCGCCACTGCCTAATCGAGTTTGATGAAAGCACGCTGCAAGAGCAGTGGGCCATCATTAAGCGGAGTGGGTTGCCTACTTCGTCTATCATAAAGAGCGGATCACGCAGTCTGCACGCATGGGTGGAGATTCGGGCAGCCAATGCCAAGGAGTTCGCTGAACGTGTGGACTTTATTTACAAGCACCTAGAGCACAGCAAGCCAGATCCAGCCAACAAGGACGCAGGCCGGTTGTCGCGGTTGCCAGGTGCGATGAGGACGGCCACGGGGTTGCAGCAGGAGTTAGTCGAGTGTGGCGCACCTACGCTGACTTATATGGAATGGATGGAGCGCACGATCTACGGTGATATTCCAGAGCCGTATAGCTGGGAGCAGTTGGTCAATTTCAAAGAGGATGCCGATATAACGCAACTACTTGGCAAGCGTTGGATTTGCCGTGGTGGTTCGGCTTTGTGGGTGGGTAGCAGTGGCCTTGGTAAGAGCGTGCTGTGCTTACAGGCCGCAATCACCTGGGCGGCCGGGCGTGATCTGTTTGGCATAAGCCCACACGGTAAGCCGTTGAAGTCGCTTATCGTGCAGGCGGAGAACGACGAGGGCGACGTGGCGGAGGCGTTGCAAGGCATCTTAAAGGCGCTGGATTTGACCGCAGAGGAGCTGGATCGGGTGAAGCAGAACATTGTGATCGTGCGTGATTGTACGTCCACGGGTGAGCGGTTCGTCGATAGGATGCGTCGCCTAGGTGATAAGCATAAGCCCGACTTAGCCTGGGTAGATCCCTTGCTGGCTTTTATCGGTGGCGACTTATCCAGCCAAGAGACGGCCGGTGGCTTTTTGCGTAATTTGCTTAACCCGCTCGCCCTATCTGGCGGATTTGCTTGGATGCTTATGCACCATACGCCAAAGCCAACACGTGACGGCAGCGGTTACCAAGGGCACGACAAGGCGTACAGCGGATTTGGTTCAAGCGAGCTGACGAATTGGGCAAGAGCCGTTTTAATGCTGTCGCCTTGTGGCCAGGATGAGCAAGGAACGTACACATATAAGCTAGAGGTGACCAAGCGCGGAAAGCGGTCTGGCTTGCGTTCTGGCGTAACTGCGAGCGATTTAATTGCCAGTAAGACGCAGCCTTTAGTCCACTTAAAACATGCCGACCGGGGGATGGCGTGGATTGAAGTAGGAGCGCCTGAAAAGTCAGTGGGCAGAAAGGCTATGTCGATCGATTGGGGCAAGTTACCCGAAGGGGCTAAATACAGCCAAGTGGTCGCATTTGTACAACAGGCCACCGGGTTGCAGGAACGGCAAGCGAAGGCCCGTGTGAAGCAGGCCAAAGAGGACGGTTTGATCGAAGAAACTGAGGCTGGTTTATTCAGCAAAAAGGTGACAAATGAGCCCTTTTAACGTTAGTGCAGTAACCCTTATTGCACTAGTGCAGTATTGCGGAGCATGTAGGTGCAGTAATAAAGGCCCTTTAGGGCCTATTATTGCACTAATGCATTACACCATTTCCATTACTGCACTAACGACTGCATTAGCGAGGTTAATCTAATATGATAGATCAGGAAGCAATCGAACGAATCCCGGCGGTTATTCCACATCCAGCCAGCATGATGGACAGCCTGCAAGACTTGGTCTTTGAGTCATGCGATGACTTAAAGATTACGGTCACCACCTCAACGGTTGCGACTATCACAAAAGTGATAGAACACCTTATGGATAAGTCTGCCGATCACCCGGCTATGGCTAACCGAACGGACACGCTGGGGCATGCGGTATTGAACATATCTCTTAACCGTTCGCCTGAATCAATGACGGCCGTGGCCAAGCGTTACGGCATCACTAAGCAGGCGATCAGTAAGAAGGTCACAGAAGTCTATGACCGGCTAGGTATCCGAGCACGATCGCAGAAGAGCGAGAAGGCCCGCGAATCCTACCGCAAACGGGCATACCGTGTTCACGCAAAGCGGCGGCGTGAAGCACCTAAATTCAACATGGCCGCACTAAAGAAAGGCATTAAGAAATGAAACTACTATCTGTAATAAACAAACTAAACGAAACGCGCGACAAGGCGATCGAGCTGGTAGGCAGGACGATTGCGCTGGCATCGGATGCAGGCGAGATCATTGCCGTGGCACGCACTGAAGGTAAGGACGTGCTGGCTCTATGTGAGGAGGCTGGGATTACCGAGGAGGTTGGCAAACGATATGAGAAAGTCGCAGCCACTCAGAAGCGACTGAGTAGTGGCGATGCAGATCCAAGCCTTATGCGTCAGACATATCTGCGGATCGGAATCTTGCCCGACCCAATCACCATGAGCGAGCCAAGCGAACCCAAGCACTTCCTGTTCCCTATTATGAAAGCAAGGCAGTGGCTTGCGTCCAGAGGCGCAAAATTTATTGCCCAGGATAAGGCGCTGAAGGAGCAATTCCTAGCTGAGGCCGAGCCGATCGTGAAGGCGTACAACGACCTGAGGGGAGCGGCCTAGGTAGGCCAGCTTGCGTAAGTGCCTAAGGAATCTTTTAACTTTTTGAATTTTGTCGCGATGGCAAAGACA